CCACACGAATTGTCTAAATATTATATTGATACGCGCCACAATGATGATTATGGTCCCAATGAAACAATTGAATTACAATGGAGAACTATTCTAGAAAATGTTAAAAAATCTGGCAACTTTGATAATTCGTTAGCTGTTGTTGATTTGTCTGGTTCTATGTTTGGAGCAAGAAATGGTAGTATTCCCGCACAAGTAGCTGTTTCTCTCGGTATCCTAACATCTCAGTGTTGTAATGGTTTGTTTAAAAACAAATTTATTACATTTAGTGAAGAACCAGTATTGGTAACATTGGAATGCAAAGAACCTAGTTTGTTTGAATCACTTAACTCAATGATAGATGTAAAATATGGATTTAGCACTGATTTCGTAAAATGTTGCGAAGCCATTATTAGTTATGGTATTAAGAATAATATCCCTGATAGTGAAATGCCAAAGAAACTCTTTGTGTTTACTGATATGCAATTTAATGAAGCATCAGATGGTTCAGAAGAATTAGAGACAATTTATAAGAATATTGTTAGAAAATATAAAAAAAGCGGTTATACTGCACCTAAGTTTGTATTCTGGAATCTTAATTCAGATAATCAAGGAACATTCCCTGTTAACTGCGATACAGAAGGTACGGCTATGGTTTCAGGATTTTCCGAACAACTCTTGAAAATCTTTATGAATTATGATGAGTTTAAGCCTGAATTTATTGTTAATGAAATTCTTAATCCTTATCTTGATAGTATTATTATTTCCGATGATTAAAAAAATATAAACTATATAAACTTGTCTATTAATTATTTTTTCTTTTATTGCCCGATGACAATGGAATATAAATATTATATAAATACTTATATTTTTCTGGCATTTCGCTATAATTAGTATCGCTATATTTATCCATTAAAATATCTCCTGCTTTTTGGAAAAGTGTAGCACGTTCTTGGTCGTTCATTTTATAATACGTATTATAAAGAACCTTATATCATTTTTTTAATAAAAAGAGTACATAATTTATTTTTTCTATAATTTTTATAAACTTTTTATAATTTATACTTTTTTATTGATTATGTACTCAAAATTTAATTACCTTATTTGTTAAATCAACAATATTACTTGTAGCTTTCTCCTTGTAATCAACGACATAATCAAAGGTGCATTCATGATCTGTATAGAATAAATGTTTACTACAATAATGATTTCCACATCTGCATTTATTGGTTAATCCATCCAACGTATTTAGCTTCTTATTACAACTGAAACATCTCATTTTTGATAACTTAATAAAGTCAAATATAATATTCAAATTTTATATAAAAAATGATAATAATATATATAGTATAAAATATCAATGAATAACGTTTTATTTCAAGATTTCAACGGTAACATCATCTGCCATCTGAATAAAGATTTTGCTTCACTAAAAAAACTTTCAGAATCCTCAAAGAAATGTAATAGTTTAGTTAAAAATAATAGTAATTTTAAGAATCTTCTTGATTTTAAAAGAAATAGCTATAATTGTGATATGGTTGAATCTTATTTAATTAAAATTTTGAAGCCAGATATTTTAAGATACAAAGACAATAAAGTTCAAGATAACAAAATTATATTAAATAAATATGTTAAAAAATTAAATAAAAAATGTATTGATATTCTTTATAATAAAATAGATTATTGCTATAACGAAAGAAATATTGGTTTAAATAATTATATACAAGAATTATCATATGTACTTTCTAAAAAAATATTTGATATCATGATTTTGATTGAAGATGATTTAAATATATATGATGATAATATACTCGAATGGTTTAATATAAAGTATTTGTAAAAATAATTTGTTTTTTTTAATTGGAATAAGCGAGACCGCCCATACCAGATAAGATACGGAGCACGTTGTAGTTGACAGCATATACATGGATAGTACCGGATACACTGGATGATAGAGATAATACAGCAGTGTCTATACGAGACATGTTGAGAGTGCCACTGGGTTGATGTTCTTCTGGTTTAAGGGCAAAAGAATATACATTGATGCCATTATGATTTACATCAGGAGTATTTTCGTGATGTTGGTAAGGTTGAACAAGGGAGAAATAATCACCTTTGCGAGTAGCAAAACGATCATTGCCATTGAGCATAATTTTAGCTTGCATAGTGGGATTTGACGATGAACCATAATCGTTAACAGTTTCATGAATAGTCGCGTCTCTATAGGCAGTTGAAAAGTTATTCCAGAATGTAATCTGGGTGCTCGTTTTATCACCAGCTTTAACAGCCCATATAAGTTCTTTGCATGGGTGATTAAAGTTAAGTCTCACTGGTTTCATGCTATCAGCAGAAGTAGAAGAAGTCATAGTATCAGTGCCAGTGAATTGTAATTGTTCAATTAAATATTCATGCGATAATTGTGCGAAACGTCTGCGTTCATCGGTATCAAGGAAAACATAGTCAACCCATAAATTAGCATCGCTTAATGAAATAGCAGAACCATCAGCATATCTTGGCTCATCAATACCACCCACTTGATAGGCAGTGCCAATGCCTGGTAATTTATTTCCATTAGTACATATTAATTCATCTTCTTTGGTTAGGTTAGTAACACATATATCTACTAAGTTAGCAGCGGATTCATATTCAATGTTAATTTTAACTTCGTGATATTGAAGGGCGATTAATGGAAGAGCTAAACCAACATTGCGACAGAACCAGAATTCAAGAGGAACATATAATTCATATTCTGCTTTCGCTCCTAATCTAGTACATAAATTAACATCGTTTGCACCAACCATAGTATTATATCCAGAGCGTTTGCCCATTGGTAAAGATAATTCATTCCAGATATATAACCATTCAGAATAATGTTTATCTATGCGTTGACCACCGATTTCTAATTCAACAGTTTTTAGTAATCTTTGACCAAAGTTTGGTACAAGGGCAACATGATTTTTAGAACCATCTACGTCATTATCATTTTTGATTTTACCGTTGAAATATACACGGTGGATTAAATCACCGTTACGAGTTATTTGGAAACTAGCACGGGAACCTAACGAATTACTTCCGGTTGGAGTTTGTTGGATAGCTTCAATAGCGAAGTTAGTATGACGACGATATACAACTTTGAAAAAGGTAATTTGAGGATTACCGGTTAAATAAACATCCTGAGCACCATAAGCTACTAGTTGAAGAAGACCACCACCCATTTACGCTATATTCTTTATACTATAAGTGGAGAAAAAAAAAGTTAATATTATACACAAAGTATTATTATAATAATATGAAGAAAAATAATATCGTAATATTTAATTGGAATAAGCAAGGCCACCCATACCAGATAATATACGAAGAACGTTATAGTTGACCGCATATACGTGTAAAGCTTTATCGCGATTAGCAGTATAACTAGCGTTTAGATTTAGATTTAATACAGCAGTATCAATGCGGGACATATTTAGTGTGCCACTTGGTTGATGTTCTTCTGGTTTAAGAGCAAATGAATAAACATTGATTCCAGCATTAGTTGGTACATTTTCGTGATGTTGATATGGTTGAATTGTATTGAAATAGGAACCATTGCGCTCGGAGAAACGGTCATTGCCATTTAATACTAATTTAGCAGTATCAATTGGATTTACAGATGTAGTAGCGCTTCTCGCTTCAACATTAGTATTTACATCAGCGACGTTAGTTCCTGCTTGGTTAGTAGTGAAATTATACCAGTTAAGATTATCAGCGGGGGAAGTGCCGCCCGTTGCTGTAACAAACCAGAATAATTCTTTGCAAGGATGATTGAAGGATAATTTAGGTTTGGCTTGGGAACCAGATAGGGATTCAGTGCCAGTGAATTGTAATTGTTCAATTAAATATTCATGCGATAATTGAGCAAAACGTCTACGTTCATCAGTGTCAAGGAAGATATAATCAACCCATAGAGATGACGCCCCTAGACTCCCGAGACCAGTGGCGGAACCTTGGCATTTTTCAGCGGTTTGGAATAAGATGTTTACTTTAACTTCGTGATATTGAAGAGCAATTAATGGAAGCGCTAAACCTACATTGCGGCAGAACCAGAATTCAAGAGGTATATATAATTGATCATTGGAAGATTCACTTAATACATCACCATCGCCACCAACCATTTTTTTGTAACCTTCGCGTTTCGAATAAGGTAAAGATAATTCATTCCATATGTACATCCAATGAGAGTATTGTTTGTCAATCTTTTGGCCACCGATTTCAAGCTCCACGTAATCAATGAGACGTAAGCCAAAATAAGGACACACAGCGACGGTTTCTTCCGACATATCAACTGTTAAATACATGCGATGTATTAAATCGCCATTACGGGAGATTTGGCATGTAACGCGATTTCCGTAACCTGGATTTCCATTAAAGGTTTGTTGGATAGCTTCAATAGCGAAGTTAGTATGACGACGATATACAACTTTGAAAAAGGTAATTTGAGGATTACCAGTTAAATAAACATCCTGAGCACCATAAGCTACTAGTTGAAGAAGACCACCACCCATTTACGCTATATTCTTTATACTATTAGAGGAGAAAAAAAAAAGTGTAATATTACACAAAAGACATTACATTATTATTGTTATAATATATTGAAAAATAATACACATATTTTAATAATTTAGTTGGAATAAGCAAGACCACCCATACCAGATAATATGCGGAGAACGTTGTAATTAACAGCATATATATTGATACCACTGTAAACTATGTCGTCGCTACCAGTTGTTCTATCTGCATTAATATGTAGTTTATCAACAGCATTAACCATAAGAGTGGCTGTGTCAATACGCGACATATTGAGAGTGCCACTTGGTTGATGATCTTCGGGTTTAAGAGCAAAAGAGTATACGTTGATACCAGGGTTGGCAGATACATTGGTGTGATGTTGATAAGGTTGCACTAAATTGAAATAAGAACCTTTACGTACTGCGAAACGATCGTTGCCATTTAATTGTAAGATAGCGTCAACAAATGGATTCTTGGACTTACTGTGAGGTACAATACTGTCATCTAGTATATCCATATCAGAATAATCATACCATCTGGCATTACGTTTTGTAGTACCTTTGGCCTTGGCAACCCATACTAATTCCTTACATGGGTGATTAAAGTTGAGTTTGACACGGGTGCTTCCAGTTCCTAGTGTTTCAGTGCCAGTGAATTGTAATTGTTCAATTAGATATTCGTGAGATAATTGAGCAAAACGTCTGCGCTCATCAGTATCGAGGAAGATGTAATCAACCCATAATGATATATCTTTAAGATCGAGAACATTTGTTCCGATCGCTGCTCCTTGTCCGCCAGTTTCGGAAACAGTACAATTTGGTTTAGTATCAAATTCAATCTTTACTTTAACTTCGTGATATTGAAGAGCAATTAATGGAAGTGCTAAACCTACATTGCGACAGAACCAGAATTCTAAGGGAACATATAAAGTAGTTGAAGCAACAGATGTTTCTGTCGTTTTAGCTCCAACCATTTTATCATAAGCGTGGCGTTTTCCAACAGGTAAAGATAATTCGTTCCAAATATACATCCAATCCGAATAGTGTTTATCTATTTGTTGACCACCAATTTCAATAACAACAGATTTTAATAAGCGAAGACCTAAATAGTTAACATATTTATCAGTACCAGAGTTATCTATCGCCGGTACTTCTACTTGGAGATACATGCGGTTGATTAAATCACCGTTACGGGATATTTGACAATTTACAGTGTTCCCATATCCCGGGTTTCCATTGAAGGTTTGTTGGATAGCTTCAATAGCGAAGTTAGTATGACGACGATATACAACTTTGAAAAAGGTAATTTGAGGATTACCTGTTAAATAAACATCCTGAGCACCATAAGCTACTAGTTGAAGAAGACCACCACCCATTTACGCTATATTCTTTATACTATAAGTGGAGAAAAAAATATAATTCACCACGCGAATATTTCTATTATAATACATATAAAACTTATTGTAATAATTTTATTATATATGATGTTCAAAGAAAAATCATCAAAAAAAAAGATAAATGTTGATACAAATGAAACATATACACTTGATGCAATGCATAATAATATGATAAAAAAATTTGAAAAAACAGACAATGATTTACAATATCATAATACAATGTTAAACAATTATGAGCAAAGTTCAAATATAATTTTTCACCAATTAAATAATGATAATAACGATAAAGATACTATAAATTTATTATGGACAAGTAATGTTGATTTGCGCGAAAAAATGATAGAAACAAAACATAAAATTAAAGAGCTTAATAATAATTATGACGAAATAGAATATTATAAAAATACTAGCTATATTTTATTCCAATATTATGATACTATTGATAACCAATCTCATATTAATAATGCTCTTGTTTCTACAACGAATATAATTAAGTCGTCGATAGATATGCCAAATAAGCAAGGAAGAAAAATATATAAAAACGAAGCTAAAAATAAAAAGTCAAACTCTACACAGAACTCTATAAATGTATTAGATGCTTTAAATAATGTATCAAATCAAGAACAAAGTAATAATATTAAAAATACTGATGATAATAGTGATAGTGAAGATTTAGTTGATGATAAAAGTACTTTGGTTGATAAATATATGTCTATAATAAATAAAAAATATGTTAGAAATGTCGAAGATGATAATATAGAAATATGTAAGGATTGTAAAAGTAAAATGATTTGTTTGCAACAAGACGCAATAATGATATGTAATACATGCGGATATCAAGAATTATTGTTAGTTGAGCAAAATAGACCTATACTTAAACAAAATACCAAGGATACTTCGCATTTTTGCTATAAAAGGATAAATCATTTTAGGGAATGGTGCAACCAAGTTCAGGGAAAAGAGAGCACTGATATTCCAGACGAAATATTTGAGAAGATTTTAGCGGAAATTAAAAAAGAAAAAATACTCGATCTTAAAGCAATTACATATTCTAAAATGCGCGATATTCTTAAAAGATTACGTATCAATAAGTATTATGAACATATTAATTATATTATAAATAGAATCAATGGTATCCCTACTCCGCAATTTAGCCCGGAATTAGAAGAAAAATTATGTAATATGTTTAGAAATATTCAAGCTCCTTTTTTGAAACATTGTCCAAAGGATAGAAAGAATTTCTTATCTTACAGCTACGTGCTTTATAAGTTTTTTCAAATATTAGGTCTTGATGAATATCTTAAATATTTTCCTCTTTTAAAAAGCAGAGAAAAATTGTATGTTCAAGACCAAATATGGAAAAAGATTTGTATTGATCTAAACTATCAAATTATACCATCTCTCTAAAATCCAACAGGAAAACCAATCAAACTAAAACCCGCTCCAAGACCAACTCCTTGTCTAGCACTATTTGATATAATAGGGGATAATAAATCTAATATTGAAAAAGTACATGCGGCTGTTAATGCTAAAAGCCATATTTCATTCCATTCAAGTTTATTTTTAGGTAATATTAGCGCTATAAATGCTACAACTAAGCCTTCAAATAAATATTTCATCAATCGCGAACCCGCCTCCGAATAATCAAATTTATATTCCATTTTTCTACTTATTATTCTTATATTTTTTTTAAAAATATATAAGATTATAATTATATAAAATAGCATAAGAATATGGCGACAGTAACTGACAAAAACATTGATCTTGTAGACCCAAGAGTAGAAGACCATTTGGATGAAGACAAACCTATTAGAGGACAAAAATATGTATTACTTTCATTTGTAAGCCCCGAAGATGTTATTATCAACAAGGAGGCTCTATTTTTTAGTAAATTCATGGAAAGTTTTTCTAATAATGTTAAGGAAATCTTTGATTCTATTAAAGAAAAATATCCTGATTCAAAAAATGTTATTGATAGTATTAGTGATAATCATAAATATATCTTTGATGCAAAAGAAATGGATGAGCAATATAAGTTCTTTAAATCCGTACATGGGCCTGACCTTGAATCTAAATATCATGCCGATAATAAAGGTATTACATCAATTCGCGGTGTAAAAGTTCGTGGTTGCTTTGAAACTCTTGATGAGGCAAAAACGCGAAGCGAGTTTTTAAAGAAATTAGGTGATAAATTTCATATTTATGTTGGTGAAGTTGGTTGTTGGTGTGCTTGGGCTCCTGATCCCGAGTTTATTAAAGATGTAGAATATTCCAATTCCCAACTTAATACTTTAATGAAGGAATATAAACAAAATATGGAAGATAAGGATACTGTCTTTGAATCTCGTAAAAATTCTATTGTCGCAGCATCATCTCTTGATAATAAGCAATCTCCAACAGATGCATTAAATGATGATATAAATGATGATACAAATGTTGAATTATCTAGTATCAAAGAAAGTATTGAAAATGTAGATGTGTGGAGTCAACGCAAAGAAGAGAAAAATAAATAATTAACCTATTTAGAGTTATCATTGGAATATGAAGGCAATTGCTATATTTATTTTATTTATAGGTTGCTTATTAATAATACAAGGATATTACAGTAATAAAAAAATATGTAAAAAAGATAAAGTTATTATTAAATATGTGCCAAGAAGTGTTTACGAAGAACAAATGGAACCCGCAGAAAGTTTACAAACTTTTTATAAAGGGATGTTTGATGATATTATATTGCCCCTATAAAATATTTATTTTTATCCCTAATATTATTAAATGGAAATATTAAGAAATATTAACAAAAATATAATTGATATAACTAATGCAAATAACGATATAGATACTGCATTATTAAAAGATAATATTAAATTATATTTTGATAATATTTCTGATAAGGAGAACATTAGCAATAAAAAAAGAGAAAAATATTATGAAAACTATGAAAACAAAAGAGTTGAGCAAAATATTAACTATGATAATTGGTTGCGTGAAAAAACTGACTTAATGGAAACTTTTAAATTAGACAAAACAAAAACTGCTTTACACAATTATTTAAAATTAAAACCACCTAAATATAATGATAAATTGAATTTATATTCGTATTTGGATATAATAATAGATGATGAAAAGGTTATTAATATGCCAAAACAGCAAAATATACAGACTATAAAACCAAAGGTACTTCCAAGAAAAGCAGATAAATGCCCAGAATCTAAGAAAAAGGAATGTAAAGATAAGGGCAAAAAATGTAATCCTGATTCTGGTAGATGTATTAAAGATGATAAACCCGTTGATGATAAACCCGTTGATGATAAACCCGTTGATGATAAACCCGTTGATGATAAACCCGTTGATGATAAACCCGTT